ACTCCGTCCCGTACCTGGACAATGGGGACATCGGCCACATCATCCCGATGATGGCCGGATATATCGACAAGGTCTGGAACATCACGGCCCGAGGGCTCACGGCGGACAAATTCGACCTGGGCTATGACATCCCGAGGAAACGGAGACTGGAGGCAGCAGATGGTGATGAAAGATAGGATCAAGGAACTCCGGAGGGTCCCGGCCTCCGAACTCCGGGCCAACCCCAAGAACTGGCGGCGCCACCCGCCGGCCCAGGAAGCAGCCCTGCGGGGCGTCCTGGACGAGATCGGGTTCGCCGACGCCCTGATCGCCAGGGAGACCGACGACGGCCTCGAGCTGATCGACGGCCACCTCCGGCAAGAGGTCATGGGAGACCAGCCGGTCCCGGTGCTCGTCCTGGACGTGACCGAGGACGAAGCGGACAAACTGCTCCTGACCCTCGACCCGCTGGCGATGATGGCCCACGCGGACACGGACCAACTGCTGGAACTACTGAGGGACAACCCATTCGAGTCCCAGGCGGTGGCCGATATGCTGGAAGCCCTGGTCAACGGGGAACGGGACGTGATGCCGGACCTGACCGAGCCGGTGGACGACCCAGGCGCTGACATCGACAAGGCCGACGAGTTGCGGGAGAAGTGGGGCGTGGAGCGGGGCCAGATCTGGGAAGTCGGACGGCACCGGCTGATGTGCGGGGACGCTACCAGCGCCGAGGATGTGGGGGGGGCGTTGCTGGCAGGCAAGAAGCCGGGGTTGATGGTTACTGATCCACCTTACGGCGTTGATTATGATCCGGCATGGCGTGTCAAAGCGGCAGAAGAAGGCCATCTCGCCTATGCGGCGAGCCGCATAGGCGAAGTCAGGAACGATGACCGCGCCGATTGGAAGGAAGCGTGGGACTGCTTTCCTGGTGATGTACTGTATTCGTGGCACCCGCCGGGTGCCACGAGTCTTGTTCATGCCAAGGCAATCGAAGAAGCGGGCTTTGTGCTGCGTATGCAGATTATTTGGGCCAAATCCAACTTCCCGATTGGGCGCGGTGATTATCATGTCCGCCATGAGCCATGCTGGTATGCCGTCCGCAAGGGGCAAGCCGCCCACCGGACGGAAGACCGAACACAAACGACATTGTGGCAAATTAACTTAGACAAGAATGTCGAAGGCGGACATAGCACACAGAAGCCCGTCGAGTGTATGGCGCGAGCTATCCGCAATCATAATTTCCCGGAGGTCTACGACCCATTCCTCGGCTCCGGGACGACGATGGTCGCCGCGGAGCAACTGGGCCGCATCTGCTACGGGATGGAGATCGAGCCGAAGTATGTCGCGGTGACCCTGGAGCGGATGTCCGGCATGGGAGTTGAGCCGAAGTTGGCGGGTAGGTAGGTCGTGGCTTTACAAAACGGCAACAAGATAATCGCGGAGCAAAGACGCCAACAAGTCATCCAGATGAAGATGGCCGGGGCGACCGAGCAAGCCATCGCCGACCAGCTTGGCGTGTCCAGGGCGCAAGTCTGGAACGATGTCAAAAGACGGCTGGCCGAGGTACGCCGGGACGATAAGGAAGCCGTCCAACAAGAGTACAACCTCCAGCGGTCCCGCTATGAACGGCTCCTCCTCCGGTGGTGGAGTCAGGCCACCGGCCCCGATGACAACCAGGCCGCGAGGGCAACTGGCATAGTCCTGGACATCCTCCGGCGCCTGGACACCATCGGCGGGTTGATACCGGAAAAGCCTTTGATCCAACTCCAACAGCAGAACGTCATGGTTGGCGGCGTTACCTTCGCGGACCTCCTCCGGGAAGCGATGGACGGCGCCGGCCAGGTAGTGGAGGGCGAATGTGAGGTCGCGAATGCTGGGACTGATCTGGCCGTGGAGAACTAAGAAGGGGCGGACGGTCGAGAGCTACGATAAGCGGGGACGGCTCCGGATATTGTGCGCCAATGGCGGCTTTCCTGTCACGGGGGCGATTGAAGTCCAGACCTCCCTGGATGGCCGGAAGTCCCGGTGGACACGGTGTCCCGAATGTAACCACAGCACACGAGTGACCGGCCTCAAATCCAAGCCCCGCTTGGTCGTCCATATCGCGGTCTATCAAACGTGACAACGCCGACTCTGGCCGAGAAGCAACAGTTCATCTCTCAATGCAAGGCCGACCCGGCCTACTTCTGGAAGTGGACACTGGGGTCGGAGAGCGTCTACGACAAGCAGTTGGAGATGGCGAGGGCGGTCAGGGACCATAACCGGGTCGCGGTCGTCGGCGCCAACGGGACCGGGAAGGACTGGCAATCGGCCAGGGTGATGCTCTGGTGGATGGCGACCCATTATCCCGCCATCTGCGTTGTCCTCGGCCCGACCCACCGCCAGGTCTCCGACATCGTCTGGAAGGAAGCCAGGTCGGCATACCTCACGGCGAGGATGCCGCTGGGCGGTCAGATGTACCGGACGGCCCGGTGGGAGTTGGACGACCGCCACTACGCGGTCGGCTTCGCCACCGATAACGAGTACAACATCCAGGGATTCCATAGCCCGAACCTCCTGGTCATCCTGACCGAGGCCCACAACATCGAGCAATCCCACATCGACGCGGTCAAGAGACTCAACCCCTCCAGAATGCTCCTGACCGGGAACGCCTTCGCCAGCTCCGGCGAGTTCTACGATGCCTTCCACGGCGGCTCCGATCTTTACCACACCATCGAGATCGCCGCTGCCGACACTCCCAACATCCAGCAAGGCCGGGAGGTAATTCCTGGAATGGTGACCACCCAACAGATCGAGGAGCGGCGCAAGGAATGGGGAGAGGAGTCGGCCCTGTATATCGCCAGCGTCCTGGGGCGCTTCCCCGACAACCTGGAGGACGCCATCGTCCCGCGGTCTTTGCTGATGGAGGCGGTCGAGCGGCAACTGGAGCCGGTGGGCGAGGCCACGCTGGCTTGTGACGTTGCCAGATTCGGCGCCGACAAAACCGTCGTCTACCGCCGGCAGGGGAACGTCTGCCGGCTGGTCTGGAAGTCCCAAGGCCGGGACACCCAACAAGTCGCCGGACATCTCAAGATGATGGCCGAGGACGACCCGGAGGTGGGCCAGATAATCGTGGACGACACCGGCGTCGGAGGTGGAGTCACCGACCGGCTGAACGAGGAAGGGGTGGCTGGGGGACGAGTTAGGATCGTCCCCTTCAACGGCGGGGAGAAGGCCAGAAGGGCGGACAGGTACGTCAACGCCATCGCCGAGGCTTGGCTAGAGTTGGGTCAGGCTTTCAGAGACGGCATGATAGACATCGATGACAACCCGGCGGTGATCGCCCAGCTTTCGGCGCGGCGGTACACCGTCCAGGGAGACCGGCGCATCAAGCTGGAGAGCAAGGACGACTTTAAGAAACGGTCAACGGGCGGGAGTCCCGACGATGCCGACGCCCTGGCGATGTGCTACGCGGCGCCGGGTCCGGGAGTGGGAGTCTGGTAAATAGACGCGAAGGCAGATACGAAGCACTTAGCCGATTAAGTTCGCCTCCGGGGAAGTCACCGGGCGACCAAAAGCTCTTGAGAGGGCGGCCAACCGGATGTAGGTGCGAATACATGACGACGCCTAGCGTTATATCACCGGAGGAGGTGAAGCCATGACATCCGACGATCAGGAACCGAAGACGCCCGCGGAATACTTCTCCGACGGACGGGAGTGGCTGGTCGAGGCTGAATATAATGCCAGGGAATGGAAGGCAAACACCATAAATTCCCTGGAGGATAAATCGGCTGAACTGGCCCTCTTGGCTATGGCTAATGCGCTCCTCGGCATCTGCGCCCAGTTCATCCAGGAGCAAGGGGACGATTGACCAAGGAACTCCGGTGCGGCCTCTGCGGGAAGCTCCTGGCCGAGAAGGCCGAGCGGGGGACGGTCATCATCTGCCGGCGGTGCAAGACCCGGAACGAGGCGTGATGCCGTTAACCGTCAAGACCAAGGACTGGAAGGCTGGCCGGCGGTGGGCCAAGCGTAACGCCCTCGCCACTCCCGGCGTGACCTACACCATCCTCCAGGATGGGCGGCTGTTATCCTACCGATACGAGGACGGGCTGATGTATTGCACCGGCCACGCCAAGCGGGTGAAGCCCTACCATCCCAGAGGGTTGACGGCATCAGAACTCATGTGCTAGATTTATCCCCAGTGGCCTTATCCGGCAAGTGTCCGAGGCGAGTTTCGCCCGAAGCCGGTGGAGGTCACTTTTGCCGTTCTGGGACTTCCTCCGAAAGCAAGAACCGGGCGACGTAGCAGTCGCCGTCCCGCTCAATTACGACGTTGGACAGGCGACCTACCCGGACGCCAGCTTTGAATCCTTCGCGACCGAGGGATACGCCAAGTCTGAGATCGTCCACGCTTGCATCAGAGAGCTTGCGGTCTCAGCGGCCTCCCCAAGATATTATGTCCAGGCTCCCGCCACCGGCGGCGGCTCCGTCGAGATAACCTCCGGCCTCCTCCACGACCTGACCTCCAAGCCCAACCCGACCAGCGACTGGTATTCCTTCGTCGAGACCCTGGTGACCTATCTGATGGTCGCCGGGAATACCTACACGCTCAAGGAACGCAACCGGAGCGGCAAGGTGTCCGCGCTCTACCA